AATCAGCTTAACGATACACCGGAAAATAGACTTCATATGGAATATCTTGCAGGTGGTGAAGAACATGTAATGGAATCGAAAAAGAAAGCAAAGAAAGATAATTGTTATCGCAAAGCTAAAGCAAAATAGGATGTTTTTCCTAGTGCATATGCAAGCGGTTATATCGCAAAATGCCGTAAACGCAAAGGTAAAATAAAATGATTACGTTTGCTGAATTTTTTACTGAGAACTTACGGGATTGGTTTAAAAGTCATCGTGATCCCAAGACTGGTAAAAAATTCAAAGGTTGGATAAACTGCAAAACAGGTGGTCCATGTGGTAGAGATGATACTAATAAAGGTTCTTACCCTGCTTGTCGACCTACAAGACAGCAATGTAAAAAGATCAAAGGTAAGATGTATAAGAAAAAAGGACCAAAACGTGTTCAATGGAAGAGTAAGAAGAAAGACTAGCTATTAAATAATATAAATGGCTGTCAAATTAGACTTCTTACAAACAACACCAGCGGTAGTTGCTGCATCACCCCAGCAAACACAGCAAATTAGCTATTTGTATAAAGATCTCCTATTAGATCTGTTTTTAAGCTATACAAGAAGTCCACAATTACTTAAAACACAAGAGGTAAAAGATGCTACACCAATATATGACTTTAGAGCTATTAGCCAATCTTTAAAAAATCTATTCAGCACATTACCGGGTCAAAAAATATTAAACCCAGTGTATGGGCTTGACTTAAGAAAATATTTGTTTGAAAATGTTAGCACATCTGTTGGGTATATAATTGGGTTGGAATTATTTGATAGCATACCACTTTTTGAACCACGCGTTGTAATTACAAATCTAAATGTCATTGCAGACCCTGAAAACAATCAATATATAATTGATCTTACATATGTTGTTCCTAATTTACAGGTTGGTGTTGATACCAAAACGCAGCAGATCAATGTAACATTAAATCAAAACGGATTCACAATAGTATGACAAAAGACCCTAATTTCGTAGAATATAAATTACCAACAAATGCATATGCATCATTTGATGCTATGTCAATGAAGCAACAAATTATTGATAGGTTATCAACAAACAGTGCATTCACCGACCAGGTATTTGAAGGTAGTAATTTAAATGCAATTATTGATATAGTTGCATATATGTATCACGTTCTACTTTTTCAACTTAATCAGAACGCGTCAGAAAGTATTTTTACACAAGCTACAATTTATGAAAATATGAATAAGCTTGTTTCCTTGTTAAACTACAAGCCAACAGGTCAACATACATCTTTATTAGATTTTATAATTACAGCTAATGTTGGTGTACCAGTAGGGGTATATTTGATAAGACGTTTTAGTTATCTACCAGTTGATGGTTATAATTATACAACAATTAATGATATTAGCTTCGAAAAAACGGTAAATAGTGCTGAACAGGTAGCGACAAACAATATATCTTTATATCAAGGAACTATTACAGAGTATCCTACATATGTTGCAACAGGTGAAAACTTTGAAACCATTTTTATTGCGTACAATAATTTAGTTGATGTTAAAACCCAAAAATTTGTAAGTGATAATACGTTTTCTGTGTTTGTTAAAGAGCTCACTGATAACAAATGGTACGAGTATACTGAATCACCATCTTTATATTTAAATACAGGTACAGATAGAGTGTTTGAAAAACGCTTCAATGAAAATGGTAGATATGAAATTAAGTTTGGTGATGGTGTTAACGGTAAAAAGTTAGCAACTGGTAATTCAGTTGGTATCTATTTTATATTATCGGATGGCGAACCAGGTATTGTATCTGCTAACGCCTTGCAAGGTAAACAAATATTATTATTTAACTCAACTCGTTTTAATGAAATAGTTAATGATACTTACGCAGATGTTAACTTTATAACACAAAATCAATTACCTAATTTATCATTTGATAATGAATATAGTAGTACACCTGTTTCAGATTCCGAGACTGTAGATGAAATTCGTGTTAATGCACCTAAATTATTCAGTGCACAAGGTCGTGCTGTAACGTTAACAGATTATAAATCAATCTTAGATAAAAACTTTAATTATATTCTTGCTTCCACACAAGCAATGAATAATAATCAATATATTGATACATATATAAAATATTTTTATGATATTGGATTAGGCCAACCTAATGAAGATACTGATGTTTTGATTAACCAAGTTAATTTTATGACAAGTACGAACTTCAATAATGTTTATCTTTTCATGGTACCTAAGTTCGGAACGATAAGAAATGAAACAACACCCACTACCTTAAGTGTATCTCAAAAGCAGTTAGTTGTTACAGAGTTAATAAAGTTAAAAGTGCAACACATGAAGTTGTTCCTATGGATGCTATCTATAAAGCATTTTCGTTTGGTTTAAATTTACCCGGTGAACAATTGTCAACAACAATTAAAGATGAAACATTTTTAGTGATAACTCGTTCACAACTAAGTAAGCAGTCTCGTTTAAAAATTAAAAATGATGTTATTTCTGTAATAACAAACTATTTTGATACAGCAAATTGTGAATTAGGTCAGATTGTAGATTTAACTGCTCTATCAAATTCAATATTGGCTATTGAAGGTGTGAGTAAATTTTATACAAGACGTGTAAATTCAGCACAAACGTTACAGCTACCTGTGATTAGTATGTTATATTGGAACCCTAACTATGCTACATAAGATATCAATATAACAGCACAAAATACACCACTTGAAGTGTTTGAATTTCCATTCTTTTACCAACAATCACTCTTAAGTAATAAGATAATAATTGAAGATGAATAATATTTTTGCGCCATTCTCTATTACAAATTTTCAGGGGTATAGCACAGAATCTACCACTACATCTTCTTATTCTCTAACAGGGTATACATTACCTATTACCCCATTCACATTTATACCTTCAACTAACATTCAAATTATAGGTGAAGATAATCCGTTTATTACCGAACCAGTTGTATTTAGCTTTTTAGTTTCAGAAATTGATAGCGGTAATCTTAATTTTATAACCGAAGAAATCAAAATACCTACAAATCTTTCTAATAAAAAGGTTGTTTGGTATTTCGGAGATGATACATACTCTAACGAACTTACAGGTGTGCATGTATATACTAAACCAGGTATATACAACATTACAAATGTTTATTTTGATGCATCAGGTTATTCATATCAGAATACATATTCATTACAACTTACTGTTTATAATTTTATTCCTGATTCGTTGATACCATCTATTTCAAGTGGTTATATTTCATCAGGTCAATATGTGCTAACAGCGGGTAAAATTACAACACCATTTGAGGTAATACGTACAACATCTTGGCAAAATGATTACATACTTTCTGGTTCACCTACTTACAGATTATACTCTTTAAGTGGTACTGAAAATTATTTCGATCAAAAACTCACCACCAACAAGTATGGTCATCTATACCCATATTCATCATTTTATGATGTGCAGAGTGGTGAATTAGTAGAGATAGAAAACTTTACAACATCAAATACGCTATTATACTGCAAATTAAGTGGTACTAATATTGTTCAAACCTCACAAACAGATATTAACAGTGTTTTTTGCGGAGCATCAGGTAGTAAAATGTTATATTTTAAAGATGACTTACCGCGTACAAACGTTAATTTATATGTTATACCGTATGATATTAATGCAGATGTTAATCAAGTACCGATTGGTATCAAATCTACTATTGTACCTAATACAGCTTTAAGTGCATTAGCTATTTCATCAAACGGTGTAACCGGTGAAGGTGTACGTAATAATACATTTGATATTAATAATATTAAATTTGTAAATGAAAAAATTAACTTTGTTGTTTCAATAAAAGATAATAATTGGTTTACTGTAGCTAAAGATACCAATCTAATATTAGGTAATACATCTCTAACAAATCGTATTTCAGTTTACCCTATAAACAGTCAAGGAACACCCGTTCATAATATTGGCACGATTACAAGCAATTTTTCATACCTATCATCTGTATCAGGTGGATTTTTCCGCGGATTATTCACACCTTCCTTAACCGCATCTAATATTCGTTTAAAAGTGGAAGGTCTATCACTTAGTGGTGTTTCATCTACATTTAATGTTTATCCATCAGCTGGTCAGTATAGTATAGCGAAAATCAATGAAGATTTTGATTTTACAAATCAACTCAAACAGTTGAGATACCAAGAGTTTTTACAAGATTACAACGTGCTTTTTGATGACTTTTTTGGGTCAATTTTTGGTAATTTATCATCTGATCCAACTTCAATGGGTAAATTACCATATGAAAAAATAGCTAACTTCGTTTCAAACAAACATAGTATTGATAAATGTGATGTTGACTCATTGTTCTCAATGTCATATGAACTTGCAAGTGATTTCACAAAGTTTGAAAAAAATAATTTCAACTACCCTGCTAAGCTCAAACGATATGTTGATATTTTTTCAATTAATCATTCACGTCTATGGGGTGCTAAAAATCAGTGGAATTTAAATTTTGATAATAAATTTGGTGCTGATTCCACCAAATATGGAATTAATTTTGGTGGAAAATTAGATTTTTATACCACAGTACTTACCGCTGCAGATGGTTATGTTATTGCGTATGAAAAATTTAGTAGTACGTTTAAATTATGTAATACATATATTACAACTATAGCTACAACCTTACTCAATCCATCTTTATCTACCTATTCTTTAAGTTCATATAATAATACCTGGGGTTGGAACCTTGTATTAGGTAATACTATTAGTGGTAGTGAAATACTCAAGTATTATGACTTTTACCGATATAATAATATTATAGACGGTACTGTTTTAGATAACGTAATCAATTTTAACGATACTTTAAATACACTAAATTATACCAATTCTTCATATAACGAATGGGTAAATGATAGTGGTGTTATTGATAATATATTATCAAACATTTTATACACTAGTATCAATTTACTTAGTACCTAAATATAACTGATGGAGACCTCAGTTATATTTTCTTTTAGTGAAATAGATTATTCTATTACCAACCCGAAAGCTGCTATTACATATGATAATAGCGCTCCATTTTCTTTTATAGAATTTTTAAAATACACGAGTAGTACCTACACTCCTAACGTATATGATAAATTTTATCAAGAATACTTAAAAACATGGTATTCTACACAGAATCAAACCGCTGTAACTGAAACAGACTTTATTGCAACCCAATATGTTGATCTGTTAAAGCAATTAACTTTAACGTATTCCACAAAAGACGAACAGCGTTTCTTATCAAATATCGATTTCAATGATCCTGAAGATCTTGAAATTGTAATACCGTTTTATACAAGAAAGTTAAAAGAAATTATTATCTTTTATAAAGATCGAAGAGACAAGCTCAAATTTGTTATCGATAAAAATAAACGCAAAACAACCAATCTAAGTATTGAGCTTGCAATAAAGGAAAATATTATCGATTATCTTTTTGATAACGCATCTTTCCATACTCTAAATTATTCCCATTCAGCGCTTGCTAGTAATGTTGAAATAGAAGTTGAAGAGTTGGTTGATACATTTGGTGCATATTTAAATGCAGCTCCTACACCTTCTTCATATGGTGGTGATTTAAGGCAGCAATATTACACTGCAAATCGTAATGATATTGATGGGGATAATATTTTATCAATTAATGATTACCTTGCTAATACCCTATTTAGAAATACATTCTTAAAAGAACTCGGGGTAGCATTCACAGTTAATGTAAATTTAACCTACGATCCAGTATGTAGTCCTAATAATCCGATTGGTAAATTCATTGATGAAAAAACCAAGAATGGTGTTACACCAGCTGATAAACAGTCTTTACAAACACGCTTGTTAGAAAAATACATTGGGGTTGATTACTATTATATTCAACGTACTAGTGATAATGAAATTTTATCAGGTAAGTTATTAACAGCAAGAAATCCATCTGGTAATCTAGTAAATGTAAAAAATGCATCTGTTGCAGCAATTCCATCAGATCAATTAACTTCATTGAAAAAAATAGGTTTATTCTTAATGAAGATCATCAAGGTGTGTTGAGATTTGATAGCTCTAAAAGCTATTACACAATAAACACTGATTTAATACAATCTGGTCAAACCGTTGTATATCCAGATCCAGCAATTTATGGAGATACGTTTTATTACCAGAATTTACCGTTAGTTTTTTATATTGATAACACAGTTAACGCTAAAAACATTTCTACATCATTCACAACCGGTGATCCTTCAGTAACATATCGTGATCAACCGTTCTACGCTTATTATTCAAAACAACAAACCTATAGCGAGTCACCTGATAGTTTACAAGACGACTTTAAGAGACTTTACAATCAGGGATACACTCAAGGCTGGAAAGAAGATATTTACGGTAATGAATATGGGATGTTTAAAGACCCGTTTGGTCAATATTTTAATGGAATCCAACAGCAAAATGAAAATTACGTCAAACTACTACCATTAAATGGATTTACATTTAATTTTAACATCAGCTCGGACTTAACTGGTTTTCCACCAACTTTAACCAACTCAAAACTTACTTTAAGTGGTGGTACATTTACAGGATCAGACAGCGTACCTGATTACTACTTTAATTTTAGATTATTCCAACCGTATCAAGATATACCAGCAAAATATAACTTATACCCATTATCTGGTGCATCAGCTACTTTACTAAATCAGGTACCACTCACACAAGCTACAACTGTATTGAGCACTATTACAGGTACAAATACTTACCTCGATATTAAAACTAAAGTATTATTAGAAGGTGGGGTGTACGTTAAAAATATAATTACGAATGAAATATTACCTCTATCTACAGCTTTACAACCAATCTTTAACAAATACCCTGCTGCAGTTCGCAACGACATTTACAACGGTATAACAACATTTGATATCATTTATAATGTAATTATACTTGACTCACCTAATTATGTTGTAGCTGAAAAAATTGAATTTGATTCAACAGGATTTATAACACCAAAAACATCAAATAACTACATTGCTATTGATAGTATTAACCCCCTTGCTAAAAATAGTAATAAGTTTTTTATCCCCAAAACAAACGACATTTTCTTCTATATCACTAGAACATATGATCGGTTTGCTAATGATAGTAGCAAAATTATTTATCCTGAAATTTACAAGTATAACATTAATGAAGGATTGTTAATTAAAATCTTCCCACAAACTAATACCTATATAACCAATATAAGTTCTAATTTTACGTTATTTAACGTGATTAGTAGTTTGAACATTGTTGAAATAGATACACCTAAATTGACTTACAACAGTAGTAACAACCTATTTGTAGCTAATTATATTGGTAAGGACTCTAACAAGTCACCTTATTTGTATGATATCCAATTCAAATTGATCGCCGATCAAGTTCAAATTGAATCATGTAAAGTATTTGATATACACACAACAAAAGCAACTAGTAATTTCTATTGTGCTTCATCTTCAAAGGTATCTTCTACCATACCAGCACTATCTTCAAGTGTTTATAATTTTTACAATTTGAACTTTACATTCTTTAATACGGTTTCTAACTATAGTGTGTTAAATAATATGGAGGGGTATTTTCAATTCTAATGCAAACAATTACATATGCAGTTTCAACGAATCCATGGGTAACGCAAGGTGATGCGGTTATTTACAGTGACATCATTTACATTAAAGGTCAATCTACTTTTGAACTTAGCCTTTCTGGTGTAGATGAAACAACCAAAAAAGTTAAGACTGTAGCAATCGATTGGGGAGATAACAACCCTATTGAAACATACAACATTGGGTTAGTTAAAAATTACTATAATGAAAGCGTTATTAATGAATTTTTAACAGGGGTAGATGAAACAGTGTGTGTTAGTTATTACCATACATATTACCCAATACAATCAAGTTATCTTGTTGAAAGGACATGTAAAGCTATTATTACATTCTTAGCTAATGA